AGCGCTGGCAGCGGAACCGCCCGCCTCCTCGCCGGCCTTGATGGCGGCATCCTCAGCGGCCCGGTGCGCGTTTTCCGCGGCATCCTTGGCGGCCTGCGCCACCCGCACCGCGTTGTTGGAGTTCTCCAAGATCTGCTGCACCACATCCGGCGTAGGTGTGCCGGGGTTGTCTCCGTCAATGCCAGAGTGATCCCGGATGGAGTAGGGGAGATCTACAGTGATGCGCTGCAGCCCATCCGCGAGGCCCAGAAATACGATCTTGCCGCGGCCTGCGTTGTCGGCCGTTGCCTCAGGCGGCACTTCCAAGATACCGTCCGCTCCGACTGTCTTTTTTGTCGCCGACCCGCCGGGTGCATGGAACACGGCCAAAGCCTCCAGGCCGCTCCACCCCTCTCCGAAGATGACGCGGACCTTTTCCGTGCCGTAGCTGTCTTTGGTTCCCAGCTCAATGCAAGGCGTGATCGAAAAGTTCCCCTCTACGACCACGTCATAGTTCATCAGTACAACGGTTTTTATGATGGCCACCTCCTCTTAGCTGCCGTTTCCGCCAATGGGATACTCCACAATGATTGTGCCGGACTCTCTCGCAATGTGGACGCGTTGACCGGCAGAGAATGTCACTGCGGCATTGTAGGGATAATGTTTTTCCGCCGGAGTCGTATCACCGGGCAAGATCAGCGCGATCCCATCGCTGTATACGGCGCTCACTGTGGCAATGTTCCCACTTTTAGTTGTCGCCTCAAGCGCTTTGCGCTGTTGGTAATTCTCAATCAATGCTGTAAAACACCTTCTTTGCCGTATGCGCCATCTGACCGCCCGGGACGCAGTCGAGCGTCCACTCCTGTTCTTCCAGCAGGCCGATCCCGTCACGCATCATTAAAATGCTGTCGTTCAGCCGATGCGGCTGTTCTGCATCGCCGCAGGAAGTAAACGAATAGTTTGCAGCGCCCATCATACTCAGCAGCATTCTGTTTTTCGCGTGTGTTTCCAGTGCTTCCTGCGAGGCGATTCCCTCCACAGTCTCGACGCTTACGATCCTGCGCCCGCGGCGCATTATGCTCAGCGGACTGGTAGGGTTGACATTTTCCGCCACCGCCCGAAGCTCCTTGCCCAGATCGGCGCTGCTAACGATATCTACAAATACATTTGCAGCGTCAAATGTGTCCGCTTCAATGCTCATCGGTATGCGCAGCAATGTCGATTCGTCCGGCCCGTACCGGTGCGTACGATTATTGATAGAGGCGGGCTCCCATGGTTCTGCCACAGCCACACCGTTTCCATCAAAGTAGATGTCTCGGTAGTTGATCTCTGCCAGCAGCGCCGCAACAACGGCGTACCGCGTTGTGCCGATTTCCCATTCATGGTCCGTCATCAGAACCTCGTCCGTGTCGATAATGCTTACCACATTGATGCCCGCAGCCAATAATTGCTCTCTTATCGCCGTAGTGTAACGCGTACCGGCGTGGATCATAAGCGTGCGCTCCAACACGCTCAGGTTGCGCAGCGCATACCCCTGATCGTATCCAGTCAGCTCCTGCGTCTTGTGCCCGTACTCGTCAACACTCTCGGGACATGTCGTAATGTTAAACAGCCCCAACGGCGTTCGGTTTGTGTTGTCTACACGGACCACGCTCAGCATATCTGTCAGCCAGTTTATATCCGCGTCCAGCTCCGCGGTCAGAGTTACCGTGCTCTTCACCTCAGCGCTGCCGGTAAAGCGGATCTGCGGGGTACAGTCCGCGGGCACCTGCAGCACCCGGTAAGGTGCGCCGCTGCGCATGGCAATGAACTCATATCGGATCATACTTCACGGCCTCCTGCTGCGTCTCGGTAATGCTAAGGCTCAAAGGCGTGCAGCCGTGGTCACGGTTCTCCTGCAGATCTTTAAACACGCCGATTGCCAAATGCCCTGCATGGTCCTTGTATACGACCACCTTGCCGGCGAGTCCGCGAAGTTTCTCAAGTTCATCCGTTGTTTTGAGTGCATACGCGATGGTGTGCGTAACTACCTGATTGCCGGCATCGTGCCAAACGGGGAGCTTTTTGCCCCAGTATTGCTGGTATGTGCCGCCCAGACTTGTGCTTTTTGTGTAATTCTGGTAGCTGGTCGCATACTTCAAAGCCAACCACTCATCGCCGTTCAACAGGCCGATGGCGGCATAGGGCACACTAGGCGCAGCCCTGACAGGTGCGCTGTCCGTGTAGTAGCCATCCTCGCCAAATACGCGCACAATATACTTGTGTTCCTGCGCACTGGTGCGGTCCATGTACCACCCATCTTCACCTTTGGCTATCAGCGCTCCATCGCGCAGGATGTAACCTGTGCCGCCATCCCAGCGCAGCTGCACTTCGCCCCAATGGCTTTCAGCCTGGCAGTTTACGGCACTGCCGGGCTGATTCTTGACTTTGACCTCGCAGTCTGCCCACGGGGAGACATCTCCATACGAGTTATAAATCCTCACAGAAAGTATGTGCGTCCCGTCTGCCAGCACTTCGTCAGACTGCCATTCCTTCCCGGTGCCGTATCGTACACCCAGGCTGATGCCGTCCACCGCAACTTCATAACCGTCCTGCTCTTTGGCCTGCCACCGCATTTTTGCCAGCGGCTTGTTGTCATAGTAGGAGATGACCGGGGCCAAAGGTGCTCGCCGTATTGCAAAGATTGCCGCGCCGGAATAGCTGCCGAACGCTCCGTCCGTATTTTTCGTGCGCACGCGCCAGTAGATAACGCCGCTGCTAAATGTGCCTGCGGCCGCTTGATAGCTATTGTCCGCATTATTCGCACTGGCCAGCACTGTGTAAGATGCACCGCTATCCGCCGAATAACTCAGTTCCCAGCCTGTCTGCGCCGTGCCGGTGACATTGGCATGCTGCCACACAAATGTGATGCCCTGCACAGCATCATCCATGTACTCGCCCGCGGGGCTCACCGCCACAGGCGTGCTGAGCGTGTCCAGCGTGGACACATTGATCGTGTCGCTGGTTACCTTTGTGCCTGTATTCGCAATCGCTACAACATACCAGTCCAGTGTTGTAGCGCCTTCGGCAAAGGTGTTTGCGGGCACGTCTGCATACTGCTGTGAACCGGCCACAGCAACCTCATGCCAGTTGCTCTCGTTGTTCGCCTTAAAGTGCAGTGTCGCACTCTGCTGCGTCACATCTCCGGGTCTGTCGTCGCTGTCAACACTGAACACCCAGCTAAAGCGGTTTGCAACTGCCCTGGGCGCGGACGCACCTGCCGCAGGCGTTGTTCCCTTTACGGAGACAGGCACCTCGACATTGGTGCATTGCACCCAGCTTGAAGTGTGTGTAGTTCCAACGCTGCTCTTGGCGACAACGCGCCACTGGTAGCTCCCTATGGGCAATGTGCCGCAATTGACACTCACATGGGTTGTGCCATCGCTGACGCTTGCAAAATCTGCCGGGTCAGCCATGTTGTCAGTCCTGTACTGCAAAACAGCGGATCCCTGCTGCAATGCACCGCTGATCGCGCCGCTGGCAATGCTGCCGGTGAACGCCCAGCTGAATACTGCGTCAAAGCCGTAGTATGTCTTGCTGGTGGGGCGCAGGTCATCGACCTTGGCGGTCGGGTCTGCCAGCGACAGGGAATAGGTGGCACTCTCTGTGACCGTTCCGGATCCGTATGCCCCCACCTGTACGCGCCATCGAATACCGCTGCCGCTTGACCATGCGGTAGTATCCAGGTCGAAGGATGTCGCACCATTGCTAAGTGTATAAGTCTGACTGTTTCCGCCGTCCTGATCGGTGATGATGATCTTGCAGGTCGAGTTCCTGCGCTCAAAATCATCCTCGGCGTCTGTAGTCCACTGCAGTCGATACTTTGTGTACCGTGCAACGGTGCCGCTGGTTAGTGTCTGGCCTGTTGGCGTAACAACACCTTGATAACTGACGCAATTTATATAAGCATCACCGCGGCTGGATCCGATGTTGTTGTAACCATTTTCCGCATTTACAAAAACACCGTAGGCTAAAACATTCTTTTTCCGCGTCTGGCTAAAAGAATCGAATGCAAACCAACAATCTCCGTGTGAAAAATTGCTTTGCTCGCACACGCTGCTCGTGTCTGAATGATAGGATGTGCCTGCACTGTTTGCTAGTGCGTATCCCCTGAGTTTAACCTTGTAGTTGGCATCACCATAGGCAGGGATACGGACCTGCATGCCGCCTATATAGCGGTTTGTACTCCCCATCCCGGTATTGAACAACCACGAGCAATGATACGCCTGATAGTTAGCCAAAGGGTTTGTGCTGCCAGCCTTATAGCTTCTTGTGCTCCAGCTGTGCGATTTCATGTCAATGCCCCCTGTCTCATGCTCATGGCTTCATTTTTGGCGATACTTACAATATCGTTGAACTCTTTCACATTCTTGGCATCAATGGTGATGCTCCCGATATTGATAGCATAGCCGCCCAGCATGCCGCGTGTCTGGCTGCTGTTGTAGATGCGTTCTCCGCCGCGCAATGCCACCAGCTCCGGCCCGTTCTCACCCACAACAGCCAGTCCGCCGCGCGCGCTGCGCGTGCCGGTGGCATACTGCGGCACCTTGCTGTTGGCTGCGCGCATTGTCCCCGTTGTAGCCGAGGATATGCCGCTCATGGCGCTGTTGATTTCGTTTCCTTTGCCGATCAGAACAGCGACCACAGCCACCAGCGCAGTAATGCCGGCAACGATGAGCATTATTTTTATATACAGCGGATCCATAAAGCTCATAACGCCGCCGATCATGCTTTTCACGGTTCCAACCGGTCCCTGTAAGTCTTTAATAGCCTTCACCACAAGCAGCACTACTGTGGCGATGCTGGTAATAGAGATAACTGCCGTCAGCACTGGCGTTGGGATAGCGCTCAGGGCCTCAGCAAACGCAGTGATGACAGGGAGCAGCGCCTCCGCGAAGCTGCGTTTTACAGCATCGCCTTGCTTGTCCAGCTTCTGCATCGCATCATCCAGCTCACCAAAGCTCTGCAGCGTTTCATTATCGACAACGTAGCCAACCTCGTGTGCCTGCTCCGCAAGCTCTTTCAGTCTGCCGCTGCCGGCCTCGATCAGCGGGTTCAGGTCCGTTGCCGACCTGCCAAAGATATCCATCGCCAGCGCATCGCGCTCGGTCTCGTTTTTCACCTTACCCAAGGCGTCAATGGTTTTCAAAAACACCTCATAGTTGTCCTTGAGCTTTCCGCTGCTGTCCGACACTTTTACATGCAGTTTTTTAAACGCCTCGGCTGCAGAGCCTGTCCCGGTTGCCGCCGTCTGCATATTGTTGGTCAACTTCACCAGACTGCCGCGCAGCGTGTCCGTGCTGACATCCACAAGCTCACTGGCGTACTCAAACTCCTGCAGTTGGTCTGTGGTCAGGCTCGTCTGCGTAGACAGCGTCAGCAGATCATCTGCTGTCTTGCTCATGTCCATCGTGGAGCTTGCAAGTGCTCCCACCAGGCCGCCGATCACGGTCACCGCAGCTGCACCGCTGGCAGAGAAGCCGTCCAGCTTGTCAACCGCGGTCTGCAAGCCGGGCGGCAGACTGATTCCCAGCGCATTGGATAGGCCGTTGACCACATCCGCCAGGCTGGCGGTGGTCTTGTTGGTTCGCTCCTGCTGGTTGCTCAGTTCCTTCAGGAGGTTTTCCTGCTTGGCAACCTCTGTCTGGGCGCTGATCAGGCTTGCTCGCCACTGCATGGTCGTTTTACTGGACTCACCCTCACGCCGAGCGCTGTTTTCGTAGGCCTGCTGCAGCACCTGCACTTTATCCCGGTAGCTCTGCAAAGTCTGCTGTGCGGCCTCGTACCGCTGCTGCAGGGCGGCCTGCCGGTCGTCCATTTCGCGGGTCTGTTCGGTCACAAGCTGCATCTGCTGCTTATTTACCTTCAAGCCTGCGTTTACTTCGCTCAGTGCAGCCTTGAATTGCTGGTCATTTTCCACGACCAGGCTGACACCTGCTTTAGGCATCGACATCTGCAAGCCCCCTTTCCTGTGGCAGTTCAATACCATTCATGGCGCAGTATTCTGTAAACTGTGCAAGCAGTTCATCCAGGCTCAAAAACCGCGTTTCCCGCCGGGTATAGCCCAGCAGCCCCACCGCGATGTATTGCAGCCTGGGGAAATTTATGATTCGGTCGCCGTCAAAGTGCCGCTCGGGGACATCGTCAACCCAGATTCGCTCAGCATCGTCTTCATCGCCTGCAGCGCCTGACGGCCTGACCCGTTTTTTCCGTAAAACTCCATAAAGGCCTCTTCAACGCTTGCGGTCAAACCGCCTTGCAGATCGGAGAACGAAATGAGTTTTTTGACAACTCCAAGGCTCGGAGCCTCGTTATCTCGGTGATGCTCTTCGTTGTCAAGCTCAACGCCCTCGCGGATCAGCAGCCAAATGATATACGCTGCCTCTTCCGGGTCGTTCAACTTTGCCACGATGGTGCTCAAATCAGAGTAGTGCTCCTGAAGCTCCTTAACATTCTGCAGGTCGAACAGTGCCGGGTACTTGCGGCCTCGCAACGTAATTTCCGCCATAACCTCACCCCTTGATGTTCAAGAATGTTTTCAGTGCAGCCAGGGCCTCTTCGTATCCATCAAACTCCTGCTTTTTCACAAAATTCCCTTCACTGTTGCACTCCGCAGATCCTGCCAGCTTGGTCGTGCTGTAACTTGTGCTCTTGGAGGCAGTGCTGAGGTTATCGTCCACAGGGTCAAAGCTCGCGCGGTAATAGCCCACCAGGCGATACGCAAGCTTGCGGTCAGGCTTTTTCAGCTTGCCAAGCGCGGCAACGCGCACAAGGGCAGGCGTATCGCCCTCTTTGCGCTCAAGCGTCTTTGTGCTCTCATCATAGTGGTGGCCGCACAGTTCCGCCTCATCTGCCAGACTCAGATAGCTGCGATCAATGCTCAGCTTCGCGCTGGGCGCGCCTGCATCGCGCTGTTCGCGGCGGTCGCCGGCCCACAGCTCGCTGCTGTCGCTGTCGTTTTCGCCGGCGTAGCTCACAACAGCGCGCGTGATCTTGCCATCGCCGAGGGTTTCCGTCTCAGACCCATCCGCGCTGGTCACTACAGTAATAGGGCAATAGCCATAGTAGGGAAGTCCGATATAAGCCATTATTATGCCTCTCTTTCATTCCAGTCACATCCATCATCGGCCTCTGCCTCAACGTATGCAACAAAGTGTTTTGTGTCGTTATCGTAGCCGTACTCGGTCGAGCCGATAATAAACCCGGCATCTCTGAAAGCACAGCGCATTTTTCTGGCGCAGGGCTGCGGCAGATCTCTCGTATACCATGCCGCGCGCACCTGCAAGTGTTGCTGCTCATCCAAATCTCCGGCGTATATTTCCGGCGCATCGTCCAAGACGCTCAGCACCACATAGCTGTCCGGCAGCGGATCCTCCTCATTTTTAACAAATGAGACATTGCTGCACACAGTTTCCAGCGCGGCCAAGGCCGCATCAATCATGGTCATAGCTTACCTCTCTGCCGCAAAACATCCTGCATCACAGTGCTAACAGCATCCTCGCAGCCGTTTGCGGCGCTGTTCAAAAACGGCTGCGCGGGCTCTTTGGCGGTGCCGTACTCTAGGGCCACAGCTTTCTGCATCTGTGCAACCTTGTTTGGGTAGTTGGGGCTGGATCCGTGTCCACTATCGTAGCCGCTAAAGCTCACATCCAACCCGTAGCCGCCTCTTTTACGCTTTTTAGGTTTCCCGGCACGGACACTGTCAGATAGATGCTTATTAGCTCGGCTGCTTTTGTGTTTTCCAACCTGCTGTTTCAGCGCATCCACCGCAATGGGGGCTGCGCTTTTCAACATTTCAGGCGCAATGGAGTCTAAATCGGCGAGCTTTGTCAGCTGCTCCGTGACTTCATCGCTCCACACAAGGTCCATCCTCACAGCGCCTCTCCTTTTGGTTGGGCCAGATCACTGACGGTCAGCTCGACCGTGCTGCCGGTTTCATAAGCCCGTTGGACGCTGTAGCGGTTCCCGTTCCACTCGATCACGCGCTCCCCGCTGTATTCATCGGCATGCAGCACAAATACTGCGGTCAGGGTCGTGCCGGCAGCTTCAGCGGCGAAAAACTCGGCCCACTTCACGCTACGGCGCTCGCCGTATACGGTGCGCACTTGGGTGTAGTGGTGCTCCAGTACACCCTGCACCTTTTTCGGGGTGTCCCGCAAAAGGGTGATCTGTTCCGTCCAGTACATGGGCATCTCCTTACTAAAAAAGCACCGCCGGGCATAGGCACTCCGGCGGTGCATCACAGCACAGCGCTCATGCGTCGGGCCAGTCTGTGTAGTTGGTCGTCATTCGCAGCTGCGCCTTCTGCTCATCGTAGGAGGCTTTCAGCTTGTCGTAGTCGCCGGTCGGCCAGAAGTTGGCGCGGCAGTAGGTGATGACGGCACGGCGGATCAGCGGGTCCTGCGTGTCCAAGTTGGACACACCGGCCTGTTTCAGGTCAGCCAGGGCCGCATCCACCAGGTCGCTCACTTCCTGCGTCAGCTCCTCCGGCATATCCGACCGGCGCAGCGCTACCGTCACTTTGGACAGCAGGTCGTTGTCAGCCATGGGTCACAGCCTCCTATCAAGCGCTGGCCGGGATAGTCAGCGCAACAAAGCCGCCGGGGACGACCACATCCGCACCCATCTCCACATCACCGCGGATGGTGGACAGCAGCTTGTCAAAAGCGAAGTCGTCGGAGACGGCGATCTCGTAGTCACTGAACAGATCCAGCTTGAGGCAGCGCGGCACGCCGTAGAACATGGTGGGCTGTGCCTTGGCGGTCTGGGCCGTACCGGCACAGGCGGCCAGATTCTTGTTGAGGCAGTAGCGCACGCTCAGGCCGCCCTCTTTGATGATGCCGGTGTTGGGATTGGCAGAATCCAGGGTGATCTCGTAGACGGCCTTTTTCTCGTTTGTGCCGCGCACATCGCCAAACGCAACCAGGTCTTTCTTGTTCAGGAACAGAACGGCCTCGCCCTCAACGGCCTCATCGCCGCCGTAGTTCAGCGTCAGATTGCGCAGGGTTTTCTCGTTGATAACGCCCTTCTTGGCGCTGTCCAGCGTGGCGTCAATGGTGTCCACGAGCTTGCTGGCTTTCAGCGCGTCGGTCACAATGACGGACGCTTTCTTGCGCAAGCTGAGCAGCGCCTGAGCGCGGCACTTGGCGAAGTAGTTCACCGGGGTCAGCTTCTTGGCCTGCTTGCTGATCTGGCACAGAACCGCCTCCGACTTGGACGTGATGTCGATGTAGTCGTAAGTAGCCTCTTTGGTGGTGGCAGCAGCACCCTCGGTCTGATCGGCAGCGGCATCGGCATCCTGCTTGACGTAGGGGATGCGGTCGGTGGACATACCGGCGCAATCATCGACCCAGACCATATCAATGATGCTGGAGACGCCAACGCCAACGCGGTCCTGAATTTCGGTGTTGACCTCGGTGGGGGTCGCCAGCTTGCCGCCGCTCACCAACACGGCGCGGGTCTCCTCAACCCCCAGCACGGCGCGGCGGTTCTCTTTGAACTGCTGGGCGCGGGTCTGGGCATCGGTGTGGGCGGTGGGGTTGTCCTGGGGCGCACCGGCACCGTCCGCAACCTTGGCGGCAATGCCGAGGCGGCGCTGCTCGGTCTCATACTGCGCGATGCGCTGGCTGATCTCATCGGCCTCGGCCTCCAGGTCGTCCAGGTCGGCACCCTCGGCGTTGACCTCGGTGCGGATTTCAGCGGCGCGGGTGCGCAGCTCTGCAATAGTCATTTCACTGGTTTTCTTTTTCATGGTTACACTCCCAAAAGTTTCAGTTTGATCTTTGTTGCGGTATCCGCCCTTTGCAGTCTCTCCGCTTTAATCCTCTCGATCTCTCCGTCAAGGAATTTTCGGGCGCTGATCGACGTGGCGTCGTTGGCCGGTAGGCTCACGGCGCTCACATCGTACAGTTTCTTGATTTTGGTGATCGTGCGGTTCACGGTCATGATGTGGCTTTCCAGGTCACGGGTGGTCTCGCGCTTATCCTCGGCCACGGTAAAGCCAAACGACATCTTATCGGTGTAGCCGCCCTTGATTTCGGAAAACAGCTGCCGTCCGATCTCGGTGCCGCCCAGGTCGGCGGTCACTTTCAGCCCGGTGCCGTCAGCGGCCAGGGCCAACGTGCCGTTTTTGGTGCGGGCAAAGACGCGGCCCTCGTGGTCGTACTGCATGATGACGTCATCCATGTCGCAGTCATCAAAAGCGTGCGGGTCGATCTGCTCCATGACGCGGTAAGTGGTACCGCTGTCGCCCATGTACTCATACAGCAGGTAGGACTGGTTGAACGTGCAGGCGTAGCCCTCCACTTCCTGCTTGGAGTCCGGCGCGGCGGGGTCAGCGGTTCGGACCTCCAGCCGCATGGCGCGGTATTCCCGGCCATTGTTCAACTTTTTCAACAATTTCTCATTACTTTCCACTGGTAAGGTCGTCTCCTTTCTTTGTCACGCTGCCGTCGCTGCCCAGCAGGTAATACTCGCCGCGTATCGTGTACGCTTGCCCCTGGCCGTCCGGCAGGGGCGGCAAGTTCCAAATTTCGCGGATTTCATCGCGGTTCATAATACCGCGATCCGCCATCTGGGCCGATACGTTCAGTTTTTCGGTGTTGCTCATGTATTGCAGCCGGTTGGCTGTCGCCATCAGCAGCGTGCCGCCCGCGCGTTCGCGCTCGGTAAACAACATTTTTGTGGCGACCTCGCTGAACCGGATGGAAAACGGCTCGATTTTACCCTCATAGAACGCGCTCCAGGCGTCGCCGTAGGCGCGGTTTTGCAGCACATCCTCGTTGGTGCCGAAGTAGTTGAACACATTGGTGTTGATGCGCTCCATCTCATCGGCGGCCACAACATAGGGCTTAGCCTCCAGTTGCTTGATGTCCGTGTAGGTGTTGGGGAACAGCAGAATGCCGCCGCCCTCGCCTTGCAGGTTTTCCCGGCTGAATCGTTTACGCTCTTTTTTCAAATCCTCATCGCTGGAGAAGTTGTTCATCTTGGCTGCAAAGCGGAATGTCGCGCCGTTTTTAACAGCCTCGGCAATGCCTTGGTTTTGCAGGTTTACCAGATCCATCGTGGGCGTCAGCGCGTGGTTGTTCTCGCCGAAAATATCGCTCTTGTACTGGAATTTTGTCATAATGCCGCACCGCGCCATTTCAATGGCGGCGGTCTGGCCGCTGCGGAATGTGTAGCGCAGCCAGGGCGCGGCCCCATACTGCACGATTTCACAGCTGGACGGCAGCACGGGGAACATGCCAACGGTCTCACCAAACTCATTGATGACCGGCACAATAAAGGCGGTGTTTTGCACCTCCAAAATTGTGCAAAGCCTGTACAGGAATTGTCCCCAGGTCTGCCACTCGTTTGGCCCCTGCCGGAGCCGGGTTTGCAGTTTCGGGTTTGCGGGTCCCTGCACGGTGACGCTCAGCTTGCTGGCGTGGGTGGCCGTGGCGTGGATCGCGGCGCGCACGATCTCGCTCTCATACAACTCGCCGCCCCAGGTCAAAAAGCTGGGCGTGTAGCCGTCAAGCGTTGTCCAGAATCCAGACGCGAGGCTCTTGGCGGCTATCTTCCCGAAAATTGATTGAAACAGTCCCATGCTCATCACCCCGCGTTCTTTAACTGGCCGCCGATCTCGGCGCACCATTTCTGCCGCACCGTCATCCCATCCATGAGCGCGGCGCAGCCGTCAATGTGGTCGGCGGCGCTCATCTTCACAAGTTTACATCTGCCGCTGTCGTTTTCGACTTTCAGCGCCGTGTTCAGCAGATGCACTTTTAACAGATCGTTGTCCCCGATGTTGATGGTGCCGTCTTTCAGCAGCCCCTCAACCTCGCGTATCACCGGCGTCAGGTTGAACCCCTGGAATACATCATCCATGTGAAATCCGTATTGCTTCATATCCTGCACAAGATACTGGGCCGTGTATCGGTCATAGCCGACCTGCAAAGGATAGATTTTGTACTGCTCTATCAGCACCCTAAACCAGTTGTAGCAATCGTGATAGTCCACAAAATTGTCACCGCTCAGCGTTAGGATGCCGCGCTGCACATACGCCGCATAAGGCAGTCCGTCCCGCTCGGTGGCCTCTTGCAGCTTCTCGGCGGGGAGAAAGAAATGCGCCAGCACGTTCAGCCGGGCGTCTTTCTCAATGATCGCCACGCAGGCGGTCAAGTCGGTTGTGCGGCTCAAGTCGATGCCGCCCACGCAATAGCAGTTTTTGAAGTTGGCCGGGTCGATGTGCGCACCGCAGGCGCGCTCCACAACATCGGAGGCCAGCCATGCAAGGCTGGAGTTTTGCTTGATGTTGCAGTATTTTGTTAAAAACTCAGCCCGTTTGGACAAACTTCCCTCGGCAATGGCGATCTCCTCCAGCAGGTAGCTGACGCTGATACTCACGCCCAGATTGGGGTTGGCTTTAGCCAATTCGTTGATATCGCTCCACTTGGCAGGATCGTCGATCATGTAGAGAAACGGCGCAAGGCGCGTCTCTTTGGAATCGCCCAGCAGGAACCGGGTGGCGCGCTTTATCAGTTCATCATAAATGCCCTCATTCACATAGCCTGCCGTGCTGATCGCCAGCAGCATGGGCTGTGTGCGCGCGCCAAAACTCGATTTGATGACCTCGTAGAATTTCAGCCCGGCATCACCGGGCCAGCTGGCGACCTCATCTGCCACGCACAGGCTGACGTTGAGACCGTCCGACTTTTTTGCGGAAAACGCCAGCGGCTTTGCGCTCGTGTTGCTGTTCGCAATGTAGATGTCTGTGCGCCGTTTCTTGCTCAGCTGGCTCAGTTCGGGGTCTTTGGTGATCATCTGATAATAGGCATCGTAGCACAGGCCCGCCTGCTCCAGCTTAGGCGCGGCAAAGTAGATGCGCCCGCCATACTCGCCGTCCAAAAAACTGCAATAGGCAGCAATGGCGGCGGCCAGCAGCGTCTTGCCGTTTTTTCGGGCGATGATGACGACGACCTCACGGAATTGGCGGTGATCGGTGTCATCCACCACGCCGAACAGCACCGACAAAAGCGCCTTTTGCCAAAGCTCCAGCACAATCAGCTGGGGAGCCAGCGCGCCCTCATGGTGTCGGCAGAAATTCTCCACAAAACGGATTGCTTTCTGCGCCTTTTTAGGATCGAAGTGAAACAGCCCTTTTTCCAGACCGTCCACAACATACTTGTACCAGACCTTGATCCAGCGGCCCACGATGATGGTGCCGTCCGTGATTTTCTGGTAATACTCGTAGATGTAATTATTCACGGGCCAGCTGCTCCAGTCTGCTCTCACGCTTTTCCGGGGGCAGCAGCTTGCCCAGGCGCTCGGTCACGGTGTTGTAATTCTTGATGAGGCTGTTGTAAGCTTGCAGATCGGCGCTGGCTTTCTTGCCGTACTGGTTCGCGCCGTTCATGTACTCCTCGCTGCACCCGTCCGCATTGATGGATTTTTGCAGATCGTCGAGTGTGATTTTCATAAATGCCGCGTTCTGGATCAGCGGCTCCACAATCGCCATCTGATTTTTAGGCAGCTCGGCGTAGTGTGCCATAATCCTGTTATACTCCTCTTGAATCAGCGTAGTTTTTGCTTTTCTCCCCACAACAACACCCCCTTTACGCTCTTTTCAGTGTTTTTCCGAACTTTGGGGCCCGGTCTACCACACCCCCGCTCGTTTTTTCGACCGGGGGGAGGTCACCACCTCGACGTCACTCGCCCCGCCGGGTCCACACGGTATCTACGCCGCGCGCCGTGGCGCTTTGCGTGACAGTCACGGCACAGCAGTCTCAGGTTGGACCATGACAGCGAGACCGCCGGATCGTTAATGTTGTCCGGCGTCAACTCTATCATGTGGTGGACTATCTCACCGGGGCGATACAGCCCCTTAGCCAGACAATCCTCACACAATCCGCCCACGCTGGCGGCGTACCCGGCACGGCACTGCTGCCATGCACGGCCCTTGTAGAATCCTCTTGCAAACTCTTTCATGTTTCCCTGTGTCCACATTGGACACGCTGGCCCGCCGGGCCTTGGATTGCTTCATAGATGCCCTTGGCCGGACTTGAACCGGCACACCTCAGGCTCTTGCCATTGAGCTACAAGGGCATAAAAATAGCCCGGCATCTCAACCGGGCAGGGGACTTATACACAGCGACGCGGCAGACAACCGCGCAGTCCCCATGCTGCCAGAAGCGTCACTATGGACAGCAACACAAAAGCCGCAAGGAGCTTTTCGTCCCTTACGGCTTTTGACAGTATCATTATACCACTTTTACAGGGGGCTTTCGAGGGTCAATTATCGGAAAATTGTTCTTCTTTCATTTCCAAATGATTTCGAATTTCCAAATCACTCTTTATGATTTCTTTTATTATCTCTGCGTTTATAGTATCTTCATTTGTAGAAAACAAGTATTCTGCAATAATTTTAGGCAATATTATAACCCCTGATAAGATCGCCGCGATGGACGATATAAGGCCAGCCACTGCCGCCACATCAGAAATTTTTTCACACCATAGCAACAAAAACATTGCCAGCAAAACCCCAACCGTCAATGTCACCAAAATCATTATTGTCACTCTAAAGTATTCATTTCTAAAATCGTTGTTGTGGTTGTTCCGCGTCTTATAATTTTCCACGTAGTTCTGTAACAACTCTGTAAGTTTATCACCGTGGTCGTTTAGTCGCTTTTGCTCCGCAGAGACTTTTCGCTGTTCCGCAGCCGCTTTTTCTTCCAGCCTTTCTGGCTTCACAAAACCCGTGTTTTCCATTCACAATTCCTCTCATTTTTTGTTTCACCTGTAGTCTTTTGGATTCAACAAAAACATCACACCGCTATATTGATGGATTCTTTCTTCAACCATAAAAGATGATACACGAAAGTGAATTGCCGCTTTTTGAATATCTGCTGCTGTCCACTCGGAATAGTCGTTGTCTATGTTTCTTTGTGCGCTTGTCCATTCATTTAGTTTTGAATGCGGAATCAATAGGCAGGCCGCAATTCTATAGAACAAATCTCCCCGCAATGTGTTATTTCCTACCATATGAGCCATAAACAGCCCATTACTGATTTGTCTTGTCTTATGAAGATAAGCTAATACCGTGCAATAAGCAATCCATTCTCGTTGCTCTGTTGCAGAAGGCGTCATAAGCATTAGATGATACGGCATATTTTCGTCGAAAAGTTTTTGTGCTTCTTCCTTATGAATGGTTTCGCGGGCAGAAGTGCATAGTTCAAAGCACATTTCTTTCTCAACAACATATTCTTCATCAACAAAAACTTCCAAACCGATTTTGTTGGCGAGTGAAAGAATATTAAGCGATTTTCCGTAAAGGGAATCATTTTTTTCTATTTCTTCGGCGATAGAGTCATATCGTGTTGACATATTCCTTTTCTCCGTATCAAAAAGCATTACTTTATACAGTTTACCCCATTCGCACGCGGAAATCAACACCTTTCAATTCTTATATTTTCGACCGCCCTCTTATGCAGCCGTCTGACCCAGCGATATTCCAAACACATCTCTACGGCAATCTGCTCAAAGCGCTGCCCCAGCAGATACCGCCTGCGCAGTATCTCATGTCCGCGTTCCTCCTCGATTTGGTCAATCACCGCCACGACCTCACGCCTGGTCGCCCCGCAAAGGTTGATCTGTGCCTGCAATTCCTGCTGCGCGGCGATAATGCTCTCCACGGCGCGGGGCAGCGCCTGGCCGTCTCCACCCCCGCCCGGCATGCCAGTCAGGGCAGCCGTGGTTTTGCAGGCCCGGCTTCGCTGGTCCTCCAGCTCCTGCCGCAGTTCTTCTTCCAGCTGCAGTGCATCACGGTATCTCTGCAGCCAGTGAACCTTTTCCTCGTAATTCATGTATCCACCTTCGGGACATCGAAAAGTTTGAGGCCGCGCTTGCTCTGGTTGTACATGCACTTCACTTCTTCTCACTCCTCTCGATGTCCTCGGCAATGTAGTTCTCGATGGCGACGCCGGTGCTGTACCAGCGCTTGTACCAGTCAAGGGCATTGATGTCTCCGTCCCGGCCTGCGCGCTCGCCGTTCGGCCCGAGGCGCACCGCAAAGCACTCACGGTATTGAAAGCCGTCCACATGGCCGGAAAAGCGCGCCAAATCATCCACGGCAATGATAAGCCGCCCGCCGTCTGCCATCTTCCGCTCACGGATCGTCAGGCCCAGCTCCTTCAGCCGCGTCACAAGCGGCCAGCTGTCGAACGCCTCCAGCTCCTGCCGGGCCAGCGCCTGCCACTTTCCGGCCTCCTCCTGCCGGGCACGCTCCTGATCACGCTTGCCCTTCATCTCGGCCTTGTACGCCGCCAGATCGTCCCTGTTGATGTACAGACGCTTAGCGGCATCGAAGAAGTCCCGAGGATACAGCAGACTCTCCGCCAACACCTCATCCGTATCGGCAGGGTCCCGCATCTGCACCCGGGCGCCGCGGGAATCGACAGGCTCAATGCGCAGCAGCGCATCCGTCTCACTCTCGGTCAGATCCAGCGTCACCGGCTCCAGCTTTCGGGCATCCAGCCCATGGTCAGCGTAGTTCCATTCGCTCTTGCGAACATAGTCGAGCTTCTTCAGCTGGTCGGCCAGGCCGCACTCGACCAGATACTTGATGGCCGCCCGCCGGGCCATATCGGTGATGGGCGGCATACTGGCGTACTTGTTTTTGGCGTATTCTACCTGCTGCACCTTGTACAGCTTGCTGCACTCGTAGGCTCTGGTCATCGTGATCTCGCTGCGCTCCACCATTGCGATGACTTCCGGCACGCAGTTGTTGGCGATGGCATTCAGCCGCCCCAGCGTGCCGGTGCCATCGCCGGTGATGCGGCTCATCTCGTCACGGATGCGGCCATCGAGCGCGCCCGCCGCCTTTTTGCGTTCGAGTGCCTGCTTGAGTGCCCGATACTGGCGCAGCCGCTCACCGTCGGTCAGCTCGCGCGCCGTGGCGTTGGAGGTGATCAGCGCGATGAGGTCGTCATCCTCGCCCTGACTCTGGCGGATAACGCAGGGCAGCACCTCAAACCCGGCCACGCCCTCGGCAGTCAGTGCCCGGCAGGCTGTCCAGCGGCGGTGCCCTGCGATCAGCATGTACCTGCCGCCCCGGGCGGGCAGCACCTCCAGCGGGCTGCGCAGGCCCCGCTCGGCAATGTCCGCCTTGAGCATCGACACATCCCCGATCTCGTAGATGCTGTTTTCCGGGTTCGGCTCGATGTCTGCCGCCGGCAGCATGACGACCTGCATTTTCTGACCCGCCGGGGCGTTGGTTTTTGTGCTGCCGAGAATGTCGTTGATAGAAAATCCCTTACTCATCGCTTAGCCCTCCTTGTGCGTGTCCATCTTGGACACGGCCTCATCGACCTCATCTGCCAGGCATCCGTAGTCCAGCGCTGCCGAGCAGTCCGGCTTGTACACCCGCAGCGGCTCGTGCGCACTCTTGGCCTCGCTGACCTTGACCGTGTACCGGATGACGGTGTGCAGCATCTCAATACCCGCCTCGTTCAGCTGGTGAACGACCTCGTCCGCGTACCGTGTGCGGCGGTACTTTGTCATCAGCGCACCCATCACCTTGAGGTGCGGGTTGTAGTACATCTGCACCTGCTCGATCTGGTCGATGATCTCCCGCATTCCATCGCAGGCCCACTCATCGCAGTCTACCGGGATGATGACCCAGTCCGCAGCCGTCAGCGCGTTGATGCTGCCCATGTCCAGATCCGGCGGGCAGTCCATCAGGCAGTAGTCGTATTTGCCCTCCACCGGCTCCAGACGGTTCCGTAGGTAGAACTGCCGCGGGCCGGTATCCTGAATCATCTCGCGGTTTGCCTTGAGCATTCGCATGTCGCAGGGGAGAAGGGCAACCGCCGGGATCGCCGTCTCCACAATGGCGTCCCTCACCATGGCCATGCCCAGCAGAACAGACGACACGCAGGGCCTGTCGTAGTCGGCCACGCCAAAGAACTTGCTTGTGTTGCCCTGCTTGTCGAGGTCCACCACCAGAACGCTCTTGCTCTTGGCGGCCAATTCGGCGGCCAGGTTGCAGGCGGTGACGGATTTCCCGACGCCGCCCTTCAAGTTGATAATTGCAATGCTGATCATAGTAATTCTCCTGTCCCGCCGGGGCGGCGGGTGTTATTGCGGCCAGTTCATCTGGTCGATTTCTTCATAGTCCTCTTTCGGGGTCGGCTGCCATTGATGGTATTGGGGCTGCCATCTCATGGACACAACGCCCGTCGGCCCCTCGCGGTTCTTGGCGTACATGACGGCGGCATCCTGATAGGCGTCCTCGCCGCGCAGCTCCTTGCTGTCCTCGGTGCGCCTGTTCTCCACAAAGATCGCGCTGTTGGCGTCCTGCTCAATCGTGCCGGAGCCGCGCAGGTCCTCCAGATTGCAGAAGCGGCCCTCGCTGCCCTTCACGCCGGCGCGGTTGATCTGGCACAGCTCCACAACCACGATGCCCATCTTCATGGCGGCCACCTTCAGCCGCCGGGTGATCTCGCTGACGCGCTGGTACTCGGTCTGGCGCGGGTCGGTGGGACTTAACAGGCCGATGTGGTCGATGAACGCGATGTCCGGCTTGTACTGCATGAGCTTGGCCTCCAACCCGTCAATCGTCAGGTTGCTGTCGGCGTCCAGCATCATGTTGTGGTGGCGGCGCAGGATGCCCGCCGTGTTGTCGATGATCTCCCGCTCACGCGGTGTCAGGGTCTTGTTGGTCAGCTTGCCGCTGTCGATGCGGCTGACCTTGGAGAGGATGCGGTCCATCAGCGCCTCTGCCGTCTCCTCAAGCGTCAGGTAGTAGACGCGGTACTTTTTGCTCAGCCGGCTTGCCAGATTGATGCTGAAATCCGTCTTACCGCAGCCGGGCCGGCCGGCCACCACGCAGGTGCGGCCGCGGTGGAATACACCGTACCGGTCAAGCTCCGGCCAACCCAGCTTCAGGCTGGTGTCCGGCTCATCCAGCTGGGCCAGTGCCGTTTCCAGCACAGCATCAAACTCCCGCGCGGTGGTGTCGGCCTGCGTGGTGCTGATGGCGTCCTGCATCGCCAGCGTGCGGCGCAGCTGGCGGCAGACACTGTCGGCGTCCATTGCGTCCTTGGCCATGCACTTCATCAGATCTGCCTGCAGCAGCTCGTACCGGTAATCCTCCAGAATCTGCGCGGCATAGCTGCCGATGTTGGTTACGCTCGGGCATGTATCGGCCATCTGCACCAGCAGCGCCTTGCAGTCCCTGCCGGTTGCGGCCTGTGCGGCATTGGCGACCGTGATCACATCCACCGCCTGCCCGCCCAGCGAGAGCCGCTGCACCGCAGCAAAGACCTCCCGGCACCCGCCGGGGGCAAACATGGCCGCCACCATCCGGGACATGTAGGGCCGCGCGGCCTCGGGATCCATCAGCGCTGCACCCAGAAACGCCCACTGGTTGGCGGTGCGCCTGTCCATTCCTTTCTCCATGCTTAACCTCACAGAAAATCAGTGATGTCATCGTCCGGGCTGATCTCACGCGGGCGATCCTGCCCGTTGACCGGCTGCACCGCCGGGGCGCGGTCGGTGAAATCATCCTTCAGGGCGAACAGCCCCTCCCAGCCGCGCAGGATGCTCTGCTCCAGCACGGCGGCCATGTACCCGCTGCGGTCACGCACGCCCGCCTCATCGGCCAGCTGGATGAGCTTGCTGCAGGCCAGCTTGGCGGCGTTGACTGTCAGGGGGTGCTTGCCGGCCGCCCGGCTCTCAGCAAAGGAGAGCAGCGCAGCGGTCAGCCGCGCATCCCCGGGGAAGGCCTGCTGCAGGATTTCCGCGGCAGTCTCCCTCGTGCGCGCGCCCGCACGCGTATTGTTCTCTCTTGTATTATTATTCTTGTATTGTTCTGGGTGACATTTTTGTCGGGGGGTAGGCGACATTTTTGTCGGGGTGGGTGCGACATTTTTGTCGCCCGCCGACACTGGGTGTCGCTCACCGACATTTTTGTCGGGGTGGTTTTCGGCGCATGCATCCGGCACGAGGCCGACCAGCGGGGAAATGTACCGCTGATTGGCTGCGCCGTCCCGGGCGTAGCTAACGGCCACATAGCCCAGCTCCTGCAGGTGCTTCACCCAGCGCTGGACTGTGCGCTCCGTTGTGTCGTACAGCGGACAGAAGTAGGCGTTGCTCGCGTAGCAGTAGCCCGTCTTTTCGGCCAGAGAGGTGATCTCTGCGTAAAAAATCTTTTCGGCGGGCTTCAGCCGCCGATCATACCGCACCGTGGCGGGGAGAATGGCGAAAAATCCAGGATTGTCCATAGGTTCTGCCTTTCTAAAAACGGCTGACCTTAACACAGGGGTGCGCCGCGCTCTTTTCGGCGCATCCCTGCAAGGTCATTTTTCAATTTTTCAACGTTTAAAAGGGGAGGTCGCCCTCATCCTCGATCATGGCGAAGTCGTCACCCGGCCCCTGATTGTAGGCCGGTGCCGAACCGGTGACGCGGGGCTGGCCCGCCGGGGCAGGGGAGCCCTGGGCGGCGTTGTCCGCCTTGCTGCCGCAGAAGTTGATGTTATTGGCCACAACCTCTAGCACAGTGCGGTTGGTGCCGTCCTTGGCCGTGTAGGTTCGGCTCTGGAGCCGTCCATCCACCGCTACCATCTGGCCCTTAGTGAGCCATTTATAGGCGAACTCGGCAGCGCGCTCCCATGCAATGACGGGAATCCAGTCCGCCACGCTTTTGCCGTTGGCGTCCTTGCGCCCGCGATCCACGGCCAGGGTGAATGTCGCCACCTGCTTGCCCGTGCCGGTCTGCCGCAGCTCCGGGTCCCGCGCCAGCCGCCCCTGCAATACAACCACATTCGTCATCAGATCATCACCACCACACTGCCGCGCTCCACCAGATCGGCCAGCTGCTCGCCCAGATAGGCGGCGATGTTGCGCTTGGCCTCCAGCTTCCACGCACCGCCGTCAGCCTCGTACAGTGCCGGGCGGCCATCTTTGTCGAGGCGCAGCAAGAAGTCGCTGGCGGGCTGCTCGACCTCAAGGAAAGTGCGGTAGGGCTGCAGGTGGACGATGGGCTGCACTGTCTGCTGCTCCTTCAGCACCGCGCCGGTGCGGACACTTACCTCTTGGCTGATCCCGTTGTCCACACTGGACACGCCCTGATTGACGTCAATGCGGCTCAGCAGCGCCAGCAGGTAGTCCCGATCCTCGGTGACGGCGTACAGGCTTTGCAGTTCGATAACGGCGTGTTCCTGGCTCATGTATTGGTTGACAGAAATGCTCGGCACATCGCTCACGGCCTCATACAGCGGCAGGCGGCTGTAGATCGCGTAGTCGCGGCCCGTATAGGTGCTGTCCACCATGACCCGCCGGGCACTGTCCACGCGCACATACAGCAGCGGTGCCATACCCACGCCCTCGGTGCGAATCAGTTTTACGAGCGCCTCCAGCGTGTCCACCGAGTACCGCACCGGAGACGGGACCTCCGGCTTGACCTCGTGCAGATCGGCGGAGCAGAACTGATGCCCGCCGTGCGTCTCCAAAGTAAAGGGCTTTGCCAACTCCACAATGCGGTCAATAGCATCTTTCAAAAAGCTGTTTTCCATTTTCTTTGTCCTTTCTGTGTCAGTATCCGGCACGGCCTACGCGGGCCATAGCGGGCATCGGGGCTTCATCGCCGTCCATGTTTACCTGTCCGGGCACCTGAGGCGTCATCTCGGCCAGCAGCAGGCTGCCGTCCCGCGCCTTGGTAATGCACAGGGACGTGCGCACCGGCTGGATCGGCGCGAGGGTGGTCTTTGCCTGCGCATCCATGCCGATCTGCTGGCGGTAGTCATCCGGCGCAAAGGTCAGCGTGATGGTGATCTTGCGCTTGGCGGTCGCCGCGGTGTTGGGGTCCATGATGTTCGCCACGACCCGCTCAACCTCATAGTCTGTGATCTCGGCAATGGCGCCCATCGCCATCTCCAGCACGCTCTTTTTGTTTACGATCTGGGGCATTGGTATCCTCCTAAATTTCTTCCCCAAACACCTCGGCAAAACTGCCGGGGCCGTGGAGATCATCAAAAGCAAATTGTGCCGCCTGTTCCAACAGCTTGCGAGTCTTAGCGTCAAAATGTACGCCAAGCGGGGCCGCGTTGTGGTGCATATGGCACAGCCAGACCTTGAGGCCGTACTGTTCGGACAGTTCGCGCCGTCCGCGCCCGAATAGGATGTGGTGCTCTTCCAGCCCCCGCACCGTGCGCAGGTTGTAGAACCGGCGGCAGAGGTAGCACTCTTTATCCTTCTGCAAAATGCTCTTAGCCATCCGCACGCCTCCAGTCCCGGTACTGCTGGGTGGTCTCGGCATCGTCCACGCCCAGCAAGCTCAACTGGTCAAAGATCCTCTCAATGAAGTCGTGCATCTGCTGGGTGGTGTAGCAGGATGTCCCCGGTGCAGCGGCCACCCGACACCGCCCGCCGGGCAGGTGCTCGATGATATGCGTCACGCGGTAGGCGCGCTTGAACTGCGGCAGGGCGCGCAGCGGCATCTCGAAGATCTCCCTCTCCACGCCGAACTCCGCCAAAAGGTCCAGATAGCACTGTTCGGCAGTCACCCCGCCCGGGGTGCCGCCGTTCATTGCCAGGGCCAGCTTGTTCAGCAGTGCCCACATCAGGTTGTTTTGCGCCAGCGTGCGCTTGCTGCGCACCGGCTTGATGTCGATCTCCACCGCAAGTGGCTGCCCGCGTGCGCGGCTCTCCAGCTCGCTGTGCAGGCGTTCGGCCTCCAGCAGGTAGCCGCCATCCACGGTCAGGCGCTCCAGCGCGTTGCCCGCCGGGCCGTTGGGGATGTACCACGCGGCCAGATGCCCGATCAGTTTACCGGCCATCGGATCACGCTCCCATCACTGGAACGGCGCAGATGGACCTCGGCCACGCGGCCGCCCGGCTCGTAGCGGATGCCCGCCACGGTCAGCTTTTCGCCAAGCACATAATGGTGGATCGTCTTGCCGTCACGGCCCGCCACCGGGTTAATCTGCAGCCACTCCTTGCCGATGCGCCGTGGCGGCAGGTTGAACACCCCAAAGCCAAGGCCCCACTCTGCAGCAGCGGCCACAAGGCTGCCGTCTGCCTCGTTCAGGTTCGCGTCTGCATTGACCTGATACCCCGCCGGGCAGGGGGCGTCCCGGGTGGCATCGCCAATGGCAATGGCGCAGTAGAGCGCCTTGCCGCAAAGATACCGGCGCAGGCTGTAGTCATCGCCGTACAGCGTCTGGCCCAGCGCGTTCAGCTTGTCGCGCACCGCAGCGGCATCCGGCCACAGCTTGATGGTCGCGCCGTTCTCATCCACATCCAGCACGCTCACAACAATGTCGTCAGACGCCAGCGTACCGGCCCCCACAGCGTCCTTGACGGTCTCTTTGGTCTCCTGCTTAGTCTCCATCTTTAACCTCCGTTGCCGGGCCGATGTAGGCACCGGCCTCATTGTAGTTCTTAGGGTCTGCCATTGGGCTGTCCCATCCGAACAGCACACCGCCATACATGGCAGCGGCCTGGGCGCGGGTGACGCCCGCTGCATCGTTCAGTGTATCCACGGCCTCTTGCTCCACCACACCGAACAGGGTGCGCTCCCCGCGCACGATGCGGACGATGTTGTTGGTGTAGCGGCTCCTTGCGTAGGCGTAGGCGGGCAGCCCCGCCTCATCATAGGTCATTTTCATGGGCTTGGTCTCCTTTTTCGGTTTTGGCCGCTTGTGCGGCATACCGGCAGCAAGCGCCGGGTGTTTCTTCTTCCAGTTGCATACTCTGCACCGGATTGCCTCCGGCGGCACGGTCTGGGTGTAGCCCATCATCCTGCACACGCTGCTGATCGGCGCGCCGCTGTAGTAGTACAGGATGCTTTCCAGCATCACCTCCGGCGGCACAGGGTTGTAGATGCGCTCAGCAGACGGGCCGCGGGATCGCTTATTCTGAGGATGCGCCGCGCGGAAAGCGTCAAGACTGGCATAGCCCAGACTTTCCAGCAGGGTGCCCTCGGCCACGCTCAGACACTCGGCGCAGATTCTCAACTGGCGGCGGGCGTTGGTGCAGTTCCTAAGCCTTGATTGTACCCAGTTCAGATCCTCCATTGTCATCAGCAGATCTGCCTCGCCAGCGCGGTGGCCGGGATGCGCTTGTCGCGCCCGGCCCCGATCCAGCCCTCAAAGTTGCGGCATACTTTCCGCGCGGCGTAGGGGTCTGTGCCGTAAACGATGTGTGCGGCCTCGGGCACTGTCACCAGCTCGCCCGCAGCCTCATGCCGGATGCGCTCCAGCGCATCCCGGTAGCCTTGCTTTTCGCGTGCCATGTTTACCTCCTTTGCGTGTCCAAGGTGGACACGCTGCTTGTCACTTATCGTGACATTTTTAGGCGTAAAAAATCTCCTCCACAGTTTTCTCGTAATACTGCGCGATTTTACGCTTTGTTTCATCGCGGGGGATTCTAGCGCCAGTCTCGTACATCGCCAGTGCAGAAACGCTTACACCCAGCGCTGTTGCAACCTCGGCGCGCGGTCGAGCGCCCCGCAGTTCAACCAATGTTTGCGCAATCTTCTCCGAATCCATCAGAATCACCTCGCTTTCATTTGTCACGAACCGTGACTATATATACAGTATATCACGCTCTTGGTATTTGTCAACACATTTCGTGACATTTTGCAGTTGACTTTCTCACGATTCGTGATATTATAAGATTAGTACACAGAGAGGATTGACTTCGCATGGCTAAATTTTCGGCAATTATAAAATCCCTTCGCATCGAGAGAGGCATAACGCAAGAGCAACTCGCTGCCTTGCTAAAAGTATCCCGCAGTACGATAGGCATGTATGAAACTGGCAGCCGCGAACCAGATTTTGAAACACTTGAAGCTATCGCAGACATTTTCAATGTCGACATGGATTATCTCATGGGGCGATCAACCGTAGAACGGAAAAATCCTGTTGCCGCTACCCCCATCCCCGCCGGGTTCCAGCCGCTGCCGAAGCGGGACCGCATCCCGCGTGTGGGGCAGATCGCCTGCGGCACACCCATCCTCGCGGAGGAGAATGTCGAGGCCTACGATGAAGTCCCCAGCGATTGGCATGCCGACTTCACGCTGCTATGCCAGGGCGATAGCATGGAGCCAAAAATCAAAGACGGCGATGTCGTAGCTATTCACAGCCAGCCGATGGTCGAGAACGGCGAGGTCGCTGCCGTCCTGATCGATGGCGAGGCCACCCTCAAGCGCGTGTTTCTGTTCGATGATCATATCGAGCTCCGCGCCGAAAACCCCACATTCCCGACTATCCTGCGCATCGGCGAAGATATGAACACTATCACCATCGAAGGCAAGGCCGTTGGTCTATGCCGCAAACTGTAAGGAGGTCTCCTATGGCATCAAATGTTACAGCGAAGGACAAAAAGCAGATTAAAGTTCTGGGCATCATCGTTGCTGCGCTTCTGGTTGTGTTGGTCGTTGTTTTGGCGATACCCGCTCCGAAGAAGCAGTACACGCAAGAGCAGATGGCCGCACTGGCCGTGAAGTATGTGGCGGAAAACAATTATATTGCCGGTGATGCCAAATGGCCCGATCTGGACGACTGGCAGGTTAAATCCGCAAACAACAGTTATGCAGCGTCCTGCACCGTCCAAGTGGCAAACGATAGCGGCATCTATGCAGATCACTCTGTTGAGGGTCTGGCCGTGTACGACAGCGATGCCGAACAGTGGCATGTATCCAATCTTGCAATTGATGGCGTTGAGGTCATTCACAAATAAACAAAATAGAAATGCCCGCAGTGTTGGCGCACCGCAGCCAGCCCAAAGTAGAAGACGGTGAGATCGCCGCGGTTCGCATCGGGGAGGAGGCCACCCTCAAACGCTTCTATCAGCAGGGCGACACCGTCCTGCTGCAGGCCGAGAACCCCACCTTTGCCCCGCTCGTCTACGCCAACCATCAGCTCGACGAAATCGCCATCGAGGGCAAGGCCGTCGGCTTCTGCCGGGGGTTGTAAAAAAATAGCCCTGCACTACTGGACATAGTGCAGGGGAGTGGACTTTAATTCATGAAGTGACCCCGCAATGGTGGGGCGGAAAGGTTTTTTATGAATGAAAACGTGAGCTTGTCAACGTATGAAGAATATTGCTCTTTTGAGCAACAATATATGCAGCCCCAAAAAGTCCCCGCTGGATGTTCTTTTTGGATGATCAGAAGTAAGCGTGGTGTTTTCTATGATGAATATATAAAATGTGGTTATATTGCTATCGGATGGAATGCCCTTTTGAAACAAGATTTTTCAACAGACACGGAAGACCAGAAAAAGAACAAAATTGCCATCGCATATCCATCTGAGCAAAGGCCGACTGGGTGCGTAAACAAGTGTGACCGTTTCATAAACGAAATGAAACGAGGAGATATAGCAGTTGTTGTCGGAAATGGACGGGTTTCATTCTGCATAGTAGGTGACTATTATGAGGAACATATTGAAAACGCTGTTTTAAGAGAGTTAGAAGCTAACGCGCAAATGGAAGCTTCTAATTACAAGGATTACGACATTCCGTGTCCCTACCAGAAGAGAAGGTATATTCGTTGCATTCGAGAAGTTGCTGAAGACAATATCACTCCAATTTTAGGTAAGGCTATTTCAAATCGACATAGCCTGTCTAATCTCGATGAATATTCTACCGCTGTTCTGTCCGAATGTTTTGATTTGTTCGAATATCAGGGAAATACTTACTGGGTTTTTCGTGTTACAACAAAGGATCGTATCAGCGCAAAGGCATTAAGTCGTTTTTTCTTCTATACAACTGAAACCCTGTCAGGGGAAACCGATTTCAATATTTCTACCAAAACCAACCTTAACTCGCCCGGAGCAATTCAGTTTTGTATCGATACCATTAATTTTGTACAAAATCATCCCCTTGCGATTTTATTGTTAGCCTCCTGTGTGTGCGGTGGTGACATCGATGCCTTTGGCGTAAAGATTTCTGTGCCAAGCGTCCGAAGCATCATTAAGGCCTTACGTGATGCACCACATAATAAACAGATGCGTGATTATGAAGAACAACAGGCTGCCGCAAATATAGAAAAAACAAAGGCCGAAACCGCCAAACTAAAAGCAGAAGCCTCTAAGCTGAACGCCGATGTTAATTATCAAGCAAACGAGGAACCGGCATTGTCGCCCCCAACTGCAGAGCAGCAATATATAAATTCTATAAATTCTCTTAAAATAGCTAAGCCAATTCTTACGAAGATTGATTTTTCGAATGTGGCTGATTCTCAAAAAGAAGATTCGGACGATAGTGACGAATCGAAAACACCGCAGAAAACACAATAATTCCAAGCGAAAACACAAAATCAGGTTTTGGTCGGCAAAGCAGATGAATAACAATGAAATCCATTGCATTCATTAAAATCGAAGAAAGTAGTGCTATAAAAGTTGCATAGGAACACACGCCAAAAATGAAATTTGCAATTTTTTTTGCGTAATATTGATACTTCATTTATGTGTTCCCTCCCTATTTGGCCTTATTGTAGCATAAAAATAATCTTTTCCAAAGGAATTTCACGTTTTTCTGACAAAATAGGTGCTGTATGAGTTTTAAAAAAAATTTAAAGATATTACGGAAGGGTCACGGTTTGACGCAAGAGCAACTTGGAGAAATATTGCATGTCAGTCGAACTGCAATTTCAAATTATGAAAACGGAAAAATGGAACCAAGTATTTCTATGCTTTTAAATCTTTCGAAATTCTTTGAGGTTAGCGTTGATCAATTATTACGATAATAATTTCCTATAAGAAGCAACATTATGCAAGACCTCTATACCCAGCTTGCCGCCCTTGCCCGCCAATACGGCGCACAGCGGCTGGTGCTGTTCGGCTCCCGCAATGTGACATCCCACGTCTACGACGAACAGACCGCCATCGAGGTGGCCGACCGCGTGTGCAGCACCTATCTGCCCATACTGCAAAAGCTGGATAACTTTTATCGCCAATAAAAAAAGCCCCGCCGGGCAGGCCGGCAGGGCAGGGGGATCATCAACCGATATTCAGTTTTGCTTTCAACGCATCCTGCAGCACACCGGAAAAATTTACGTGCGCTTCTTCCGCGGCCTCGTTCAGCCATGCCGGGATGCTCAGCGTCTTTTTGACAGGCTTCTGCTGCTTTTTGTAGGCGGCCTCATCAAAGGGAATCATCGTTACAAAATCGCCGGGCTCCGTGCGGATGTCGGCCGGACCGCTGGGCTTCGGGTAGACCTTGCAATCCTCCAGCATCAGGCCGATGGCCTCCTGCGTCATGGCTACGGCCTCGTTCATGTCATCGCCCTGCGTAAAGCAGCCTTCTACATCGGGCACGGTAACCGAATAGCCGACTTCCTCAGGATGAAATACAGCGGGATAAAAAACGAAACGCATAAAATAACCCCCTTTGGGGGCGGGGATCACTTTTGAATCCCCGCCAGCTTTAAAATGTTTTTCTCGGTTCCCGGTTTAAGGTCTTTCGCATGGAAGGGAACAATCGTTGTTTTGCCTGTGACCGGGTTCCTGTACTTGCGGTGCGAGCCGTTGGAGCTGACATATTCAAAGCCATTGGCTTCCAGCAGCTTCACGATTTCTCTGGGCGTCATCGGCATCTTGGTTTCCCTCCGTTCTGTATCTATTATATACGTATTTTACGTATTTGTCAATAGAAAATCACGTATTCTACGTATGTTTTTATAAAAAAACGCCCACGGTGCTACCAACACCGTAAGCGTTCAAGATCAGCGTGTCCAAGGTGGACACAATACCGACCAGCATCTGTATTGTATCACCTCCGGACACGCTTGTCAAAGTGTATCTATAAGGAGGTTCCTACATGGCAAAAACGAAAAAACGCGCGGACGGCCTGATCGAGCGCTGTCGCGTCATTGATGGCAAGACCCGCCACTTCTACGGCCGCACCGCAAAGGAGGTGCAGGCCAAGATCGATGCGGCCCTCATAGAGGCCAGCACCCGCCGGGACAGGGGAGACCCCTTCTGCGAGGTCGCAGAGGCGTTCTGGCGCGCCAAGGAGCCGTGCATCAAGTATGGCTCCCGCCGGGGCTACCGCCACAAGGTGGAGCTCGCCAAGGGCTGGTTTGAGGGGCAGGGCATGCGCGAGATCACCAGCACCGACATCAACCGCGAGCTGATGCACATGGCCGCGCAGGGCTATGCCTACAAAAGCATTGCCGGGCAGAAGTCGGTGCTCTCCCTGATCTGGCAGTATTGGTGCGCCGAGATGCACGGCGACGCGAACCCCTGCACATTGCTCAAGCTGCCGCAGGGCCTGCCCCAGACCAAGCGCCGCGCCCCCACAGAGCAGGAGATCGCCGATGTCAAGGCCCATCCCGAGGGCTTCGGCCTCTGCCCGGCCATCATGATGTACGCCGGCCTGCGTCTGGGCGAGGTGATGGCGCTGCAGAAGAAAGACCTCGCTGACGGCGCGATCCGCGTGTGCAAGGCCGTGGTCTGGCACAACAACTACCCCGAGCTTGAGGAGCCGAAAACCGACAGCGCCTACCGCACCGTGCCGATCCTCAAGCCCCTGCAGGATGCACTCGGCAGCCGACTGGACGATCTGGACGATGAGGATTTCATCTTTGGCGGCAAAAAGCCCATGACGAAGAGCCGATACCAAAACGCATGGCTGCAATACTGCATCGGCATCGGCCACGCCCACGACAGCGGCAAGCGCTACAAAACCGGCAAGACCAGCGTCACCGGCGAGGCACTCTACAAGGCCGTGCTGGAGGCCGACTTCACCGCCCACCAGCTCCGGCACGAGTTTGCCATCGTGTTGGTCGAGTGCCAGATCAGCCCGCAGGTAGCCAAGGAGCTGATGGGCCACGCAGACATCCTGACAACCCAGCGCTGGTACGCCGAGGCCAAGGCCAGCGCCGTCGATGAAGCCGCACGAATCCTGAACGCGCACTTCACCGCATAAACCACCTTAGTTCGTATAATTTTCGTAAACAATCAATCTTCCACACCATAGCGCACATTGTAACAATTTCAAATCTCCCTTACTCCGCCAAATCAGCCGATATTTAACGCTAACGCGTTGAATATCGGCTGATTCTTTTTATATTTTCCGTCCGTAAATATTCGTAAAAAACGCCACAAATCACCAGAAAACGCGGCGGGTGCCTACGACGGTGCCTACAATGGTGCCTACCATGGTGCCTACACATTCATAGGTCAACGCAGCATCGTATATTTTTTCATTTCCTGCTGTCACCCCGCCATTTTCGTTACCTCACAAAAACGCTTCCGTTCCAACCTCTCTCCGCATTTTTCAAACACTTTCCCCGATAAACGTAAAAATTCATCAGGGAAGTGTTGTTATTCTTAACATTTTCTTCCTTTTCTGCTCGTGCCTTGCAATCCCGCGCCAAATCCGCTATACTCATTCTATACCATTTTATAAGTGAGGTGTCCGTTATGCGGTTATTTGATGTGCTCGGCCCGGTCATGACGGGGCCGTCCAGCAGCCACACGGCAGGTGCGGTGCGCATCGGCAGCACGGCGCGGCGGCTCCTGGGGGAGCAGCCTGCCGAGGCCGAGATCCTGCTTTACGGCAGCTTTGCCGCCACGGGGCGCGGCCACGGCACGGACCGGGCGCTTGTCGCCGGGCTGCTGGGCATGCAGCCGGACGATGATCGCATCCCGCACAGCTTTTCCATTGCCAAGGAGGCCGGGCTGCACTTTAAGATCGGCATCACAAACCTGCGCGGCGCGCACCCCAACACGGCGGTGCTGCGGCTGACCGGTGCGTCGGGCCGTAAGCTCGAGGTCGTCGGCGCGTCCATCGGCGGCGGGCGGATCAACATCTGCCAGATCGACGGCATCACGACGAATTTTGGCGGAGACCACAACACGCTGATCGTCCACAACCAGGACACGCCCGGCCATGTGGCAGCCGTCACCACCTGTTTGAGCCAGCACGGCGTCAACATCGCCACGATGCAGCTCTACCGCTCGACAGCGGGCGGCTACGCCGTCATGGTGCTGGAGTGCGACGAGCCTATCCCGGACGAGATCGCCGGGCAACTGGGCAGCCAGCCGGGCATCGTCAAGGTCACGATTCTGAATCTGTAAGGGGGCGGGAAAGATGGCATTTTCATCCGTGCATGAGATGATCGACCTCTGCAAGGAGAGCGGCAAGCCGCTGTATGAGGTCATCCTTGAGAGCGATCTGGCCGAAAGCGGCCTGACCCGCGCCGAAAGCGAGGCCGAGATGCACCGTCTGTGGGCAGTCATGCAGGCCACCAGCGACGGCTACTGCGGCGCAGACCGCTCGATGAGCGGCTTTGCGGGCGGCGACGCGGCCAAGGTCAACGCGGCAGCGGCGCGCGGCGTGCTCTACGCCGACGGCTACTTTGCCGACGTCATGGCCGAGGCACTGAAAACCGCCGAGTGCAACGCCTGCATGAAGCGCATCGTGGCCGCGCCCACGGCGGGAAGCTGCGGCGTGCTGCCTGCGGTCCTGCTGCCGCTGCAGCGA